CTTGTCTTCGGCATGCAAACGGGATGCCTTATTAATCAAAAAGAATTGGCTTTCGAATATGCAAAAAACTATAAGTCCAGATTCATCGTAGGTTGTGGTATGATAATAGAAGGACAACCAAAACTAATGCCAATGGTGTTACTCGATGGAGGATCATGGACGGGGAAGATAGTTTAGAAGTAAAATTTACTACTGAAGCCGACGAGCAGCAAGTCGCCATGCTTGACAAGCTCGTTGGCAAAAAGATATGGAACATAGAATTCCTAGAAGATAATGAACAGTCTATGATCAAGATTCTTTTCTCTGATAAAGAAGATGATTATCTTCTCATCCATTGTGAAGGTGCTGACTTATACTTGGTCGAACCTCAACCTAAAACCATGCACTGATGGAACTGCATTTTGTTTTGTTGCTTATGATGGGTGGCGAACCACAATATGTAGGTACCTTCCTAAATTGTGAAGTCGCACATGCTTATGCAGCTGAAAATTTTATACCAGATTTACGAACAATCTGTATGCATGAAGATTTTATTAACTTGCCAAGTGATTTTCAACACAAATATATTTACATTGACCACAATCGTCCAGTTTTATACGTTCAAGCTAAAAAATGACCTCGTATAACGCTCTCTGTTGCACGATCTTAAGGTAGGTAAGGGGTAAGTATCAAAAAAATATAAAGTCATCACCATGAGCTTCATACGCGCTAGAACGGGGGTTCTCCATGTAGAGCGGTAAATTCTTCGTTGGTTAGGGGTCTGATCTCTTGAATTGTGAATTCCGGGCGTAATTTAATGAAAGCACGGGCGCAATCTTCATCATCGAACGCCCGAATGCTATCACCATACTCATCTAAAATTATAAATCTAGGTTCCATCCTTCTTTTGCTACCTTTGTTAAAATTCTACTGTGATCTATATTTACACAAGATAAACAAATTTGCAACATCGGATTTGATTCATCGCACAACCAAATTGTAGCTGCTAATTTTTCATGTGCTTCACGGCTGTTTAGATTAATTTTTATTGCATCAGAAACTGCTTGATACAAAATAGCTTGTAACACTGGAACCATTAGAATATCTTCTAAAGGATTTGATGTGTTATGTAACTCATTAAAAGTAGTATCATATTTATATGTATGTGAATTTTTCATGATTATTTTATGTCCCATTCATGATTATAAGGATGTTCATTTATACATTGTTAATCATAATGTTATCTCTTTTAACTTATTTGGAGATTCACTATGTGGACAACACCAGCTGCGACTGAAATGCGCTTCGGTTTTGAAGTAACAATGTACGTAATGAACAAGTAATTTGTAATACATGTAATACACACAGGCTAGCTTTTAACACCTAGCCTGTTTAGTGTTTCCCCATAATGATATTTAAATTTTAACTGCATAGGCGCCGTTAGCGCATCTATCATGTCTTTATTGACTTTGTAAAGCGATTTTATTTTGTCAATCTTTTTATCGTTCAAAATGTTTGCTGCCTCAAGCGCCGCGGTCATCATAACAAGGTGTGAAAATAATTCATTTTCGTCCTTAAACTCTAATGATTGTCTGCCCGGTAGACTGAGGCTTATTACTTTTTTGGCAGCACCTCCAAGGCTTGTGTAGGCTTTGTTACGATTCCAGCAGCTGCATTGCCATCGTCATCTTCGGGGGCTAGCCCAGCAGCGGCCATCAAACTTCCGCGTCGAGCATACGTCAATGCCGCCATGGTACCGTGACAATCCGCTTTGTTAGTAGGCATATAAAGAATACCTCCGCTCATAGTTTCACCTGATGCATGCAAAAAAATAGTTTCTACTTTGACACCACTGTCGACTTCATGTGTTTTTTGTACTAATGCAATGTCATTTTTATGTAACGCATCAATGACTGCCTCAACACATGCAGATAAATCTGCATATTTTGATCTAAAGTGTGGGTTCGTTGCTGTTTTAAGTGCGGGTGCAAATTCTTTTTGTGCGGCAATAAATGCCTTTGAAATTACTGATATTTCATTCATGTTTTTCTCCTATTGAAAGATTAACTTTGTCTTCATTTATTATATTTTTTAATTGCGATCTCCAAAACTCTTTGGTTAGTTCGTCTTGTCTTTGTTTTAGTGTACGTCGGATAAGTTTGGCATACACTGTAACATCAAGACTTGCGTCCGGAATATCTTTCCCGGCAACAATATCTAAAAAATCTTGGTCATCCTTTTTTTTGTTAGCCATTGTTTTTAATCCTTAATTTAGATGAACGAATCGTGCGTGCGGGTTTTGCCGGGATTACTTTTTCCGGAACGGCTTTGTAATTAATATCACCCCACACCACATTAAAATTACCGGCTTGAAGACGTTTTGCAGCGCCCATTTTAGCCATAATTTTTGCTTGCGCATGATCAAGTTCTTGTTCAAGTGTTTTCTTGTGATCTTGCATATCAAGTATTGATTGTATATCGTTTTCAAGTTGAGGCAAAGAGATAATTTCATCGTCTGCTTCATTATAAATCTTGGCGCATTCAGTTGTTGTTTGAAATTCATACCACTTAGTTTCTTCAGCGTCGATGTAGTGTTGCACACGACGATTAAAATCTATGGCAGCGTCACGAATGCTATTAACAACGCCTGAATCTCGCGGGAAAACGTGAATGATGAGTTTAATACCTTTATGCAAAACAGCAACAGCGCCCCACTTCGCGTCAACAATGTCAAGTGCCATCTGTAATTGCAATCTGCCACGATAGTACGGCAAATCATACTCAGCTTCTTGTGAAGTCAGTTTACCTTCTAACACGCCTGTTCCTGTCAGTTTAATTTCATCGCCATAAACAATAATGCCCTTGTCGATGTCTGTTTTTAGCACCTTGCCGCCGCCCGGAACCATACCATCAAGCGATACAGCCATTGGATAATGCTCAGAAAAGAATGCTTTTTTAAATGTTGTTTTGGGGGTGCCTAACCCTAAACGCACGCTTGCCTCTTGCAAAATAGGTACCTCGAAGGCGGATCCCCAGTGCAAAGCCTCGAAGGTTAGTTCTTTCCGAGGAATGCCTTTTGTGTAATCAAAAGCACGTTGCAGTGTTTCGTTCGCTGTTTGATAGGGGTTTAGATTCATAATTGCAGCAATACTGGAGCCGGTGGCAATATCGTCTGGCGTTAGTTTACCTTCAGCCGTTTTTGTTACGTTTTTCATTTAAATTCTCCTTATTAATAATTCTATATACAGCACCATAGTCAAATATTTGACCTCGATAAGTGCGAATGCCAATTACGTTGAGTTCCTCGGCTATCTTCTGATAGTCTGGCTGCTTGCCATGCCTATTACGTCGAGTATGATTATTGACCATTGGTTGCATTATCTTGATAATACGCGCGTTGTAGTCGTCAGTGACTTTTTTAAAAGCTTTGCCACCAAGCGCACTGATGCGTTTAATTTTAGTACGTGGTGCGCCTAGAATCACACCGCGTGCCTTCGCTTGCTCTAGTGCTTGCTGCCTGTCCGTTTTTGACGAATATCATCCTCTGCAAGCTGCAGCAGGATGAGCCTCCTCTCATCTCCAGGATGGAATATTTTTATGATGCCGACCCGGGCTACGGTCTTGCAACCCCTGCCGGATTCCAGGAAGCTGCCGGAATATCCGTCGCGGTGGACCTCCCCCTTGAAACCTTACCGGGCGGTATTCATACCCTCTATACCCGGGTCGCTGATGAAAACGGGAACTGGAGCATGATGCTTTACCGTAACTTCCTGGTGCAGAAACTGCCACCAAACCTCAGCTACCAGGTTGACCGTATCGAATATTTCTTTGATGAAGATCCCGGCTACGGGCTGGCAACCCCGCTTGATTTCCAGGGAGGTGCCGATGTATCCGTTGCACTGGACCTTCCACTGGACAAGCTGTCGAATGGACTGCATACCCTTTATGCCCGTGCAAGGGATGACAAGGGGGACTGGGGCATGGTTTTCCAGCAGGCATTTATGAAATATTCCACACTGGCCGGCAGTACACGGGTCACCCGCATGGAGTACTTCGTGAACGAGGATCCGGGGGTTCGCAGGGGAACACACCCGCTCGCCAGGGTCGGC